CGCATCCAGAAGGGCAAGAGGGGCAAGCCGAAGTACGGGATGAGGGTCCGCCTTGGGCCTAGCGAGATGATCTACTCGCCCGACGAGGCCCTGCTCCCCTGCGGCGCGAAGATGATCCTCATCACCGAGACCGAGCCGGAGGTCGTCGCGTGACCACCCGGGACTACGAGCTGATCGGCCTCGACTTCGCCGATCTCGAACTACGCGTTTTCGCCCACCTTCATGAGAGAACCATGACCGACTTCAACTACGCCGCCCTCGCTCAGCGCACCTGCCCCGACGGCTACCACGCCACCGCCGTCCCCCCGGGGCTGCTGATGTCCTCGATGATGAACGCCATCAACGCGCTGGCCGCCCTCGACGTCATCAAGAAGGCCTACGCCTACGGCAAGCCGCTGCCGGCCGCCCTGAAGCCCATCGCCGACGCCACCACTGGCACCGTCTTCGCCGGCGAGCTGGACGGTCACATCCTGCACTCGATCCTCGGCATCGCGACCGAGGGCGGTGAGCTGCTCGAAGCCGCCGTGAAGACCCTGTTCAACGGAGAGGCGTTCGACATCGTCAACTTCCAAGAGGAGCTGGGCGACGTCGCTTGGTACCGCGCCATCGGCCTGAACGCCGTCGGCCAGTCCGTGGATGAGAACGACCGCCAGAACATCGACAAGCTGCTGGAGCGGTTCCCCAACAAGTTCGACGCCGATCTGGCGATCAACCGTGACACGGCGGCCGAGCGCCGGGTGCTGGAGGGCGAGGACTTCGCTGAAGATCTGGGCGACGTCGAGATCATCGCCCACGGCCCCGACCACAACCGGCTGCGCTGGACCGATGATGAGGGCACGGTGCGCCTGTCGAGCCGCGTCGTCCTGATGCCCTTCCGGGCCGCCCACGAGTACAATGGCAAGTACAAGGGCCAGCTGCTCGCCACGGACGACACCACTCTGTACCGCATCAACGGGACGGTGACCGACAACAGCGCCTACCCGGCCGAGCCGGCCGATGCTGGTAGCGCGTAAGGTCGTCGCGGCGGCGATGGCGGAGGCCTCCAAGTTGGGGGCCTCCATCTCGTTCCGCCCGGGCTCTAAGCACGTCCTCATGGAGGTGACGCTTGGTGAGGCCCGCCGGCAGACGACCCTGTCGAACAGTCCCAGCAAAAAACGTGAAGTGCATCAGGAGGACTGGGTTCGCCAGTTCATCCGGCGCGCAGTGAAGGAGATGAAATCGTGCAATACCTCGACGCCCTCCAAGCCGTAGGCGGCCTTGGCAAGCCCAGCAAAATGCCGTGGTGGTCATGGTCCATATCGGCCACCGAGTGCATCACCGGGTCCAAACTGGCCGAGGTCGATGGCACCGTCTGCTCCGGCTGCTACGCCCTCAAAGGCAACTACCGCTTCGACAACGTCATCGCGGCCCAAGAGCGACGCCTCGCCGCGGCGCGTGACCCGGGGTTCGTGGGTGCTTTCGTGATCGTGCTGAAGCACCTGCTCAAGCATCAGCGCCGCGAGCGGAGACCCGGCGTCCCGGAGAACCGCTTCCGCTGGTTCGACGCCGGGGACCTGCAGGACGTTGAGATGTTGGACAAAATCGTGCAGATCGCCCGGGCCACCCCCGAGATCTCGCACTGGCTGCCGACGCGCGAGCTGCCGGTCGTCCGCGCCTATCTGGCCGGCGGCGGGTCCTTCCCGCCCAACCTCGTTGTCCGCACCTCGAGCCCCAAGATCGGCGTCGCTCCCAAGCAGCGTCCGTTCGACCTGCCGGTCTCCACGGTCAGCGCCCCGGGTGCCCGGCACGACTGCCCGGCCAGCCAGCAGGGCAACAAGTGTCTCTCCTGCGACGCTTGCTGGTCGACGCGCGACATCAACTACCACTATCACTAGGCCCGGGCTATTGACGCACCCTAACCGGTGCGTCATCTTCCACTGGACAACTCAGGACCCCTCAATGACCGGAAGCCGTGACGACATCCGCGCCCTCAACGCGGAGCTGGTGGAGGCGTACTATAAGGGGGAGAGTGTGGCGGCCATCGCCTCCCGCTCCGGCAGGGACAACTCGACGATCAGCAAGTTGATCCGAACCGACACCCTCCTCAACGGCCCACGCCCCCGCACTGCCAAGCCTGCCGATCCCCGCTTGATGGTGGACAAGAAGACGCTTTCGAAGCGCCACACATGGATCGGCATCCAGATCGCCCGGTACCGGGCGGAACACGACCACACCCCCACCCAGTTCGGCATGCTGATCAACGCCAGCCGGGTGGTGGTGCGAAACATGGAGGTCGGTGCCCACGACTTCACCCTCTGCCAGATCGACCGGCTGAGCGAGGTGTTGAAGATGGACTTCCAGACCCTTACGACACCCGCGTTGGTGTCGGTGACCCGAGCGTAAAGGACCAGCCCCTGTGAAAACTCTTGAAGACGCCGCCAAGACCTACTGGCGCTACGGCCAGCATCTGGCCGCACTGAGGACCCCCGAGGAACGCGAGCAGTTCCTGATGTTCACCGTCGCACCGACGGCGGCCGGGACCACCAGCCAGCATGAGCGCCGCCTGCTCGGCAAGCTGCTGAACCGCGAAGTCGCGGTCGCCACGGGATGATCGTCAGCCGCTTCGGTCTGCACACCGCCGGCGGCATCCCGTTCCTACTCCAGAAAAACGGGTTCCAGAACCTGATCTCGCCGGAGCTGCGCGCTCCGTTCGAAGCGATGATCAAGCCGCGCAATGCCCTGTGCCAGCATGAGATCAACCTGTCCTCGGCTACCCCAGCCCCGGGTTGGATCGACGAGCCGCTGGCTCAGGTCTTCCACCCGGTGCCGGGCTCGTTCGTCAAGATCATCGTCGACCCCGACGGCACCCTCGGCCCGAAGTTGGAGACGCTCGCGCGTCTCTCCAGCCCGACCGAGACGCTGATCCGCCCCATCTGGTGGCGGCAAGCGATGAAGCTGGCCCCGCTCTACCAGCTGACCAACATCGGCCCGCTGGTCTGGACGGCGGCCACGGTCGGCCGGACCCGGGAGATCGAACGCCACGTCGAGCTGGCCGCCGCCAACGGCCGGCGGGTGCTGATCGTGGCCGAGAGCCGCATCCCGATCTTCCAAGGCGTTGAGTGGATCGAGCCCTTCGACTTTCCCATCGACGCCCCCTTCGAAGCCATCGGCGCAGGATTGCTGCGCCGCCACATGGAGACCATCCAATGCGGAACATCCTGATCCCCACCCTGCTGTTGTTGGCGGCCTGCGACACCCGACCTGACCACGCTGAGTACCAGCAGGTCTGCATGGACTACGACAGCTCGACCACCACCGCGGTCGGCACCACCATCGGGGCAAACGGGCAGGTCTCGACCACCATCACGCCGATCACCACCAGCTGGTGCGTTCGATACGAGGTGCAGTGCATCGCTGGCAAGGACGGGAGCACGACCTGTGAGTAGATGCAGCAGAGACCGGTGTGGGCAGGAAGCGGTCAAAGACCGTCTCTGCACCGTCCACCTCGCCGACCGCGACGAGCGCCGACGTCGGGGTCGGCTGATCCCGAAGTGCGCCGTCACCGGCTGCAACCAACAGCGCAACAGCGTCAGCGACCGGTGCGGCGTCCATTGGAACGCCCTGCTCGAACGCCAGCGTGAGCTGGAGCGGGAGCAGCAGCGCGAACAGGCGATGGAGGACTTCAAGGAGCGGCTGCGGGTTCGCATCCGTGGGGCGCACAGCATCCCCGCCCTACAGGAAGTCCTGTGCAACATGGTCGACTATATGGTGTCGTCATGACCGTCTACTACGACCACAGGGCCGAGGCCGAGCGCAAGGCCCGCGACACGCCGGCCCAGATCGTCCACATCGCCCGGTCCAAGGGCTACTTCGACGTCAGCCACCGCTGGCGCGACGGCTGGCTAACCCGGCGCTGCATGGAGCTGGTGCGGCTGGGCTTCCTGAAGCGCGGCCGGCAGAAGGCGGCGTGGCAAGGCTCCACCCGCTACTTCCCCTCCCAGAAATGGTACTGGAAAATCCATGGCAAACCGACTGCAGCGTCGGCGGCTGGCGAAGTACAAACGCCGCAAGGACCACGCCCGGACGAAGAACCAGTTTCTGGTGTGGTCGATCCGCTTTCACCGCCTGTGTCATCGACTGCACGGGCCGCCGAACCTCTGGAGACTTGAGTGATGCACTGGCCCAATCTGACGTTCAGCTTCGATATCTCGCCCTTCGACTGGAAGCGGTTCCAAATCGGACACCCGTGGCAGAGGCACCAGCCCGACGCTGTCTGGCTGATCGTCGGCCCGCTTGGCATCGGCGCGCACTGGGGCGGGTGATGCTGAAGCTCCGCGAGACTGACCAGCTGCCCCGACTGGCCTTCTACATCGGCCAGAGGAAGTGCATGGATCTATCCGACCCCGGCACCGGTAAGACACCGCCGGTGTGCGTCAACATGGGCCGGCGGGTACAGGACGGCATGAAGACGGTCTGGGTCCAGCCTCTGGCCCTGATCGAGAAGAACATCGGCGAGGTGATGCGCTGGACCGGGCTACCCCGGTCGGCCATCGCCGTCCTCGACGGCACCCCGGTCAAGATCCAGAAGGAGATGACGAAGGGGGCGCAGATCTTCATGGTCGGCCCCGACCGGTTCAAGACCACCTACGGGGCCATCCACCAGCAGGGCGTCCGGGCCATGGATACCGACGAGCACCACATGTGCTTCGGCGGGGCCACCAGCGCCCGCACCACCGCCTTCCTCGAACTGGCGAAGCACACCGAAGAGAGTGTGTTCATGACGGGCACGATGATCAACGGCCGGCTCGACACCGGCTACTCGGCCATCGCGGCCATCAGTCCGCGCTACTATCCCTTCGGCTACGAGCTGTCGTTCCTCTCCGAGCACGCCACGCTGGACGACTACGGCCGGCCGATCTTCTGGTCGGGCCACGAGAAGCTGAAGCAGATCTTCGGCACCCACGGCATCCGCTTCACCTTCGAGCAGATCTTCGGGCCGCAGTCGGTGGTCCGTGAGGTGCAATGGGTCTCGATGCACCCGAAGCAGCTAGCCCTGTTCAAGGAGTTCCGCGAGCAGGCTTTCCTCGAACTGGAGGACTTCTTCATCGACGGCTCCCAGCCGGGGCCGGCCATGATCCGTGCCCGCCAGTTGATGGAGCACCCGAACTTCTTCCCTGATCTGCGTGACCCCGACCACAAGCTGGGCCTGCCACCGGTCGACGTCATGCCCGGCGAGCTGCCGGGCAAGGCCGAGGCCCTGCGGGTCCACTTCATCGACCACAAGCTGACTGGCAAGCCGTTCCTCCTGTTCGCCGCCCTCATCCCCCAGCAGCGCCAGATATTGGAGCTGGCTCAGGCCGAGGGTCTACGCGTCGCCTTGATGAACGGGTCGATGAGCCGCGCCCAGAAGAACCGGGTGGACGAGGCCTTCCGGGCTGGCGAGCTGGATGGTGTCATCGCCACCCCGGGCGTCGCCTCGGTCGGCTTCAACTGGCAGTACTGGGGACCATACCGGCAGGAGGTTGACCACGTCATCAACGTCAGCCTCGGCTACATGGACAGCGACTTCGTCCAAGGCTACCGCCGCACCATCCGCGAGAAGCGCAAGCGTCCGCTGCGGATCACAACTCTTGCCTACTACGACAGCCTCGATCCGCGCTTCATGCAGATTTTGGAGACCAAGTCGAAGGACGCCCACCGCGTCGATCCGACCCGGGAAATCCTGCAGTTCAACTCCTACGAACAAAAGCATGATGTCTAGTAGACAACACGGATTTCGGGACTTGAGGCAGCCCGGAAAGTAGTATCAAAGTCCTCTCTCGGCGGCCAACCGGTCGGCGAGATCACTTTCAAAAACAGAGACAGAAAACAAATGAGCGACGCTCTCGAAAACATCAACGCCCAGATCGCTGCCGCCCGTGCTAACGCCGGTGCGGTCATCCAACAGGCCGCTGATGCCCCCACCCCGCCCGCCGTCGGGCAGGGCTTCCAACCCCCCGCAGCCTCCAACGCCGTCCAGCCGGGTCGCCCCGTCTCGCTCGGTGAGCTCCTCGCTCAGGGCGGCATGCGGGTCGATGTCTATCTGAAGGCCGACAAGACCGGCTTCCTGCTGGGCACCGACGCCAAGAACCCGCAGGAGGAACTCGAGGTCGAGTTCAAGCTGTCCGATGTCGTGCCGTTCTTCGGCCTGCGTTGGGGCTCGACCCCGGCCAAGTACCTCCGCTCCTTCGACCGTCTCACCGAGAGCCGCACGAAGAAGCCGTGGGCCGATTGCGTGGCCGAGGCCATGCGCTCCGACGACCGCTGCCGCGGCGACTACGCCTCGGCGGACATCCCCTTCACCTACATCGGTGAAGACGTCGTCGCCGCCAAGGGCGAGGCCGGCAAGGTGCTGCTGGCCAAGGGTCAGTCGCTGGGCCTGACCCTGTCGATCACGAACTTCAAGGAGTTCGCGAGCTTCATCAAGCCCTACGACGACCTGAAGGCTGCCGGCCAGATCCCGGCTGACCTGATGCTGCGCGGCAAGCTGGTCCACAAGGAAGCCACCGGGGGCGGCAACGTCTACGGCAAGGCCAACTTCGTCGACTTCATCGCCGTGTCGCGGTCGGCGGTCGACGAGGGGTAACCCCCTCCACACCTTCGACCCTTGGGAGGGCGGCGGTTTCGGCCGCCGCCCTTTTCCTTGTCTGGAGACCACCATGTTCGACTACCTCATCTCGTTCGCCTACGGCGCAGGTTTCTTCGCTGCCCTGATCGCCTTCTACATCCTTGTCCTCGTCGGCTTGGCCTACACCAGCGGTTGGCGGTCCCGCATCTGGCACAGCTGGCCCCACTCGGTGCGCGGCATCGTCAAGATCGTGGGCTGGACCGCTCTGATCGTCTTCTTCGTCGTCCTCGCTGCGGTGCAGGGCGCTGACATCCGCGACACGATCTGATGCAAAAGATCGTCCTCTACGACAGCCTCTCCTACCTGCGGGTGCAGCTGGAGACGACCAAGCTGCGCGACTTCCTCGTGGGGTGTCTGAACCAGACGGCCAACCCCTACGACCTACGCATCTGGGTCTGGGATGGCGAGGGGGCGAACAAGGCGCGGCGGGCTCTGTTCCCTGCCTACAAGACCCGCACCAAGCCGAAGGGCAGCGTCACGCGCGACCTGAACTTCGTGCGGGAGCTGATGGGCTACACTGGCTCGTGGCAAATCCGGGTGCCCGGGTTCGAGGGCGACGACGTGATCGCCGCCCTGACCGAGCACTTCCTGTCCACCACCAGCCTGCCGATTAACATCGTCTGCCGGGACGCCGACATCGCTGCGCTCTGCGCCCTGTCGCCCCGCGTGACCTGCACCTTCGACCCCAAGATGCCCTTCGAGGACATCCGGCTGTACAAGACCACGGTCGGCGACCCCTCGGACACCATCCCGGGCATGAAGGGCTTCGGCAAGGGCGGCTGGGAAGAGTGCGACAAGGCCGGTCTGCGGACCCTCATCACCACCCTGCTCGACGAGCGCCGTCCTCTGGCCGACGATGAGGTCACCCGCGCACTGGCCATCGGCATCCGCCCGGGCACCTGCAACTGGCTCAAGGAGCAGGCCAACGTCGACGAGCTGGCTGTCATGCGCCGGATCATCGACCCGCTGCCCGTCCCGCGGGACACCATCAACCAACACCTGAAACAGGGCGTGCGCGACGAAGCCACGCTCTACCGCCTCTGCACGGAGTATATGTTGTGACCGACGACCAAGCTCACATCGACCAGATGATTTCCGAGAAGCAGCACCCGGGTGACCGGATGTTTGTAGTCGGCGACGCCCACTTCGGCCAGCCTGCCGAAGTCCGCTACGAGACCGTCCGTGGCGTCACCATGCCCATCGAGCCGGGCATGTCCAAGCTGCGCATCGAGATCGAGCGCAATAAGGCCCGCAAGCGCATGAAGGAAGACGACCGCAAGCTGGCCCGCATCGAGCAGGCGATCAGGGAGCAGCAGAAGTGATCCGCACAGTCCTCGTGGACCGCCGCAGCATCGCGGAGGAGGGTCCGAAAATCCTCGCGGTGATGGCCGCGGCCAAGGGCCTCGTCGGCATCGACTGCGAGACGCAAGACGACGCCCGGCACGACGGCCTCAACGCCTTCATGAAGGTCAACGAGGAGACGCGCCACAAGGCCAAGAACAAGCGCCTCGTCTTCGACATGCGCCGCACGGTGATGACCGGCTTCTCGCTCTACCCCGAGGGCCACGACGTCGCCTACTACATCAATCTGGCCCACGCCGACGTCGAGAACCGGCTGGCGTGGGAGGAAGTGAAGCCCTTCCTCGACGCCAAGCCGGGCAGCGTCCTGTGGGTCGCGCACAACGCACCCTACGAGCTGACCGCCTTCATGGCCTGCCACAGCTACGCGCTGGAGAACATCACCTGCACTATGCAGATGTCGGTGTCGGCCTTCGGCGACGACAACTACGACAAGCGGGAGTTCTGGGCTCGCGACCTCGGCCCGATCAAGATGCACCTGCAGCCGCTGCTCATGGCCGCGATGGAGACGCAGCCTTCGGACCTGATCCCCGACGAGGATGGTGAGGAGACCCGGCGCTTCAGCCGCAAGGTCGACGAGATCATCGGCAAGATCACCTCGAAGACCGCAGACAGCGACGGCTCCTACAACGGCTATGTCTATGACATGGCCTACGGCCACGGCCTGAAGAACCTCGTCAAGAAGTTCTTCGGCGTCGAGATGACCACCTTCGACGAGGTCATGAATGGCAACGCCCACATGGGCATGCTGACCGGCGATGAGGTCGTCGAGTACGGCGCGGACGACGCCTACTGGGTCGTCCCTCTCTTCCATCGTCTGATGCAAGAGCTGGCTCTGAACAGCCCCAACGCGCTGGGGACGTTCTTCGAGCAAGAGAACCCGATGATCCATGTCTACTCGGACATCTGGCTCGACGGGATGCGGGTCAACAAGCCCGCCATCGATGAACGCCGGGCGCTGGAGCGCGTCGAGTTCGCGAAGCTGCTGCGTGAACTGAAGCCGGCCATCCGCGCCCTGCTGCCGTTCGAGGACGGCCCTGAACGCGAGCTGGCCAAGCGTCAGGACTGGTACTTCAACCCGGACAAGCCTGATGCGGCCTGTGGCTACCACAAGTACCGCAGGCAGTGGGAGGATTGGGCCAACAGCCCCGACAGCGCCGACGACTACGAGCAGTGCATCCAGATCTCGTCGCCCGTCGGCAACGCATGGATGATGGACCGTGAGGGCGTCGAGCTCAAGGCTTCGGCCAAGGCCAAGATGCTGTCGATCACCCACTACATGCCGGTGCGGGTCCTGCTCTACGACCTGATCCGCGCCAAGATGATGTTCGACAAGGGCAAGATCCAGTCGGATGGCGAAGCGCGCGGCAAGGTGCAGGACTGGCTGAAGCAGAACCAAGTCGACAACGCCGAGGCCAAGCTGAAGGTGATCGAGGTGATGACGGCCATGGCCGGCGTCGAGCAGCGCATGAAGCTGTACCTGACCCCCTACACCTTCCTCACCGACCCCGAGACGGACCGGATGTATCCGACCGTCAACTGCCTGCTGAACACGCTGCGCCTCGCCGGCTCGACGCCGAACCTGATGCAGCTGGCCAAGCGCGGTGAGAGCACCTACGTCCGCGGCTTCTTCCTGCCGGACTACGACGACCACGTCCTCGTCTCGCTCGACTGGTCGGCCTTCGAGCTGGTCATCATCGGCGAGCTGTCGGGCGACGAGGAGTTCGCCAAGGCCTTCGGCCAGCTGCCGCACCAAGACATGCACCTCGGCGCGGCGGCCGACATCTTCCGGGCCGAAATCCCGTGGATGAGCGAGGAGATCTTCAAGACCCTGAAGAACTACCAGAGCCCGGACGACTTCCAGAAGGAGTACGGGTGCAAGGCCTTCGAACGCGACCGCCTCTTCACCAACCTGAAGGGCGAGGCGATGACCGGTGCCAAGGCCGCCAAGTACTGGCGGACCGAGATCGGCAAGGGTGCAAACTTCAACTACTGGTACTCGGGCTTCCTGACCACCGTCGGGCAGCGCATGGGTTGGGGTCTGCAGCGCACCGGTGAGGCGACCGAGTTCTATCGGAACCGCTTCTGGGGCGGCGAGCAGTGGCGCATGGACACGATCCAGCACGCCGAAATCCACGGCTACGTCGAGCGCCTCGATGGTCACCGCCGGTTCCGCTACGAGGCCACGGAGGAGTGGATCCAAGCGTTCTCGGCCAAGTGGCCGGACGCGCAGGAGCTGCGCCCCATCGTCCGTGAGATCTGCCGCCGCATCAACAAGCGGGCCAAGAACCAAGCGGTCAACGCACAGGTTCAGGGCACCAACGCCTTCATCATCAAGCGGTCGATCCTTCGGCTGAAGAAGATGCTGGCCGAGGCCGGCTGGACGAAGCGTGAGGCCAACTTCAAGATCCCCGTCCACGACGAGAAGGTCTGGTCGGTCCACAAGGACCTCGTGGTCGAGTTCATCACGATGGCCCGCATGGTGATGATGTCGCACGACGACATCTTCAAGACGTTGAAGCTGGACGCCACACCGGCCGTCGGCCTGACCTTCGAGCCTTGGAACGGCGACAAGCCGATCAAGGGCCAGATCGGCCAGATCGAACTGTTCGAGGCCCCGAAGCTGGACTTCCTCCCCGAGAGCGCATGGGGCGGGCGTCTCAATGACGACCAGACTAGATCAGTCGTCGAGTTCTTGATGCACCAGAGGCAATCAGCATGAGTGAGCGCGAGTTCCCTATTGAACCCCACGGGGTCGCCTACGATTGCGACGAGTGCGGAGAAGAGATGAAGCCAGCGAGCATGACGATGCGGATGACTAATCCGCCCCAGATGGCTCACGAGTGCCCCGCCGGGCACATCATCTGGCTCACCGAGCGGTACCCCACCGTCCGTTGGAGGCACCGGGCATGACGTTCGGCGAGTACATCGAAGACCTGTCAGCGCAGGGTAAGGCGAAGGGGCAAGACTTCGCCTACGCCGTGCGCTGGCAGCTCGACCCGGTCTCGAAGGAGAACACCCCGCTCGAAGCTGACGTGCGCTGGCTCGACGCCGGAGGGCACATGACCGAGTGGCCGGAGCGCACCACGGACCAGATGCGAGCTCTCGGGCAACATTGGGACGAGAAGTGGACCTTCGTCCGCTGCGCGGTCCAGCCACCCCGGAAGACCATCAGCCTGAAGCCGGGCAAGTTCCTGCCGGCCATGCCCAATATCGAGATCGAACGATGACCAAGAACACCGGCAAGCCGTCGGAGGAGATCTTCGACACCCACTTCACCCGCCTCGGCAAGCGGGCCTACGTCCACAAGTTCACCGACGCCTCCGAGGTGACGGGCATGAACAAGGGCCGGGTCGGCTCGGGCTTCGTCAACGTCAAGGCGCAGCCCGCGGACCGGCTGGTGGTTCTGGACGGCCAGATGTTCTTCGCCGAGGTGAAGTCGTCGGTCGCCGAGCACGACCGGTTCGACTTCAAACTGCTGAAGAAGGGTCAGAACGCCGCCGGCGCTCAGGCTATCGCAGCGGGCGGGGCCTACTGGGTCTACTACCACCACATCGCCACCGACGAGTGGTTCCGCTTCCCCTACGGTGTGGTCTTGGCCGCCAAGGCCGCCGGCCAGTCTTCCATCCCCCTCGCAATGATGCGAACCAATATGATCTGGGTACCATGACCGACGCGCCTATCTGTTCCTACTACGACATCATGACGGACATCGAGACGACCGGCACCCGGCCGGACCGTCACCACGTCATGTCGCTGGCCGGTGTGGCCTTCAACTGGCACGAGGGTCAGGTTTCCCCCGACACCTTCTACGTCACCATGGCGATGCCCGGCTGGCGCAGCTGGGACGAGGACACCCGGGCGTGGTGGTCGAAGCAGAAGACCGAGACGTTCGCCGCCGCGACCGAGAACCCCGTCAGCCTCACGGAGGGTATGTGGCGCTACCAGCAGTGGGTCCGTAGGGTCACCGGGGTGCTGGACGCCCCGAGGCTCTGGGCCAAGCCAATCAGCTTCGAGTGGCCGTTCATCGAGAGCTGCTTCCGTGACGCCGAAGTGGACAACCCCTTCCACTTCCGAGACTGTATCGATATGCAGAGCTTCATCAGGGGCATGCGGATGAACCCGGCCGCTCCTGCGTTCGACAAGCAGGTTCCGTTCGTCGGCAACGAGCATCATGCTCTCGATGACACCCTGCACCAGATTGTGGTCACCCTGACCGCAAAGGCGAAGTTCGCCACCACCCCGAAGGAGACTACCGATGACTGACAAGAAGGCCCCGCCCGCGCCTCCCGCGCCTCCCGCGCCTCCCGCCACCCCCGTGATCAAGTTCGGCAACCCCGACAGCGTCAAGCCCGGCCAGCTGTTCAACACCTATCGCCTCGGCGACAAGTGGGCCGACGCCGTCCAGAAGGACGACGTGGTCACTCTGGCCAACACCGATGGCCAAGGCTTCGGCACCGCCGAGGTCGTCTCGGTCCACTCCGGCCAGTGGGATGCCGTCAAGCCGTTCGCCAGCGACAATCACGAGGTCGCGCACTTCGGGCCGGCCGAGGCCGCCGAGCTGCTCTACGACAACCTGCGTCGTTACTATCCCGACGACATCAAGGACAACTCGCGCTTCACGGTCCTGTACCTGCGTCGCGTTTCCTGACCGCCTCTGGCCGCCCTCCGGGGCGGCCAGCCACCCTGTGAGAAGACCATGATCAAGATCCTTGGAGACGTCCACCTTGGCAAACGGTGGAAGAACGGCGTGAGCCTCGCTCGCCGCGGCGACCGCGAGAGCCTGCAGTGGGCCGAGTTCGAGGCGAACCTGATGGACGTGGCCGGCGTTACGCACCACATTCAGGTCGGCGATCTGTTCGACGAGGCCATCGTCCCCTACGGCGTCATCTGGCGGGCCGCGATGGCTTACCAGAGGGCGGCCGAGGCCAACCCTCACTGCTCCTACATTCTCTACCGTGGCAACCACGACGCCAGCCGCGACGTCGAGAAGGTGACGGCCTTCCAGATTTTCTCGGCCATCGTGGGCGAAGCCGTCATGGTCGCTGCTGATGAGCCGTTCATGCTGGTGATTGACAGCGAGCGACACGTCTTCATCCCGTGGCACCCGGTCCTGTCGGCCGGCGAGATGATCCTCGAGCATGAGAGCCTGATCCGCGGTGCGGACGTGGTCTACGGCCACTGGGACGTCGACCGCCGGCAGATCGAGAGCACCAACTACATCCCGGCCGTGACCCTGAAGGCGCTGGGCGTCAAGCGGGCCGTGACCGGCCACGACCACAACAAGCGCGACGAGGTGATCGAGGGTCTCGACGTCCACGTCACGGGGTCGATGCAGCCCTATGACCACAGCCAAGATGAGGATGAACGCCTCTATGTGACGAGGGATCTGGCCGACGTCCTTGCGAACCTCGACGGCTTCAAGGACAAGCATCTCCGGGTGCGGCTGCAGCCGGGGGAGGTGCTCGATGTACAGGTTGATTGCCTCCAGCTTACTCAGGTCCGAGATGGCCAAGAGGAGGAGGTTGTGGCGCTGGATGTTGAGTTCGAGCCATTCGACTTCGAGGCCCTGCTCAAGCGGGCCATCGACGAGGTCGGCCTCGGCGAGACCGTCGCCACCGCCATGCGAGAGCGCCTGAAGGAGCACCGGCTCCACGAGGATGACCAGAATGTCGGATAACGCCCCTGCTATCGGGCTACTGACCTACTGCGTCAACAATCTCACCATCATCACCGACGGCGAGCGCAGCCTGCTGCGCGAAATGCTCGCCGCCGCCCACCGAAACACCCTCCACGAGTGGGGGCAGGCGAACCTGCCCCGCGCTCTTGAGGTGCGACGGTTGTTCGACAAGATCAAGGCTCACCTCAATGCTACATCGTCTTAAATACTCCGTCACCTTCCCCTCGACCGGTCGGACCCTGTCCGCCGATCTGACGTTCTCGAAGGGCCTGACCGCGCTGACCGGCGCGAACGAGACCGGCAAGACCATGGTGCTGGAAGTGGCCCGCTGGCTGCTGTTCGGGACCGCCGCCCTGCGCGGCACGGCCGACGACTACAAGACGCTGGTCGGCTACGGTGCCTTCGAGATCAAGGGCAACCTGATCGAGATCGACCGGTCCGCCCGGGGCGCGACCATGAAGCGCAACGGGGCGGCCGTGGCCACTGGCACCAAGCCGGTGAACCAGAAGGTCGTGGAGGAGCTGGGCTTCGGCCTGTCGGTCTTCGACATCGCCAACTCGATCAATCAGGGCGAGGTGGAGAAGCTGGGCTCGATGACGCCGACCGCCCGCAAGGCGATGGTCGACAGCGTCCTCGGTCTGGCCGTGCTGGATCTGGTGTCGAAGTGGGCCGGCGAGGAAGCCAAGCTGCTCGACCGTCAGGCCGACGGCCTGAAGGAGCGGCTGACGCCGCCCGGTGCGCCGCCCGAGAAGCCGGAGGGGTACCAGACGGTCGCCATCTTGGAGCCGTGGTTGGCTGAACTGCGTCGGGACGCCGACGAGCTGGCCGGGATTGAGGGCTGGCTGGCCGCCCCGGCACCGGGCAAACCCGAGAAGCCGACCACCAAGGTCGAGCTCCCCTCGGAGAACCTCGTCAGCCTCGCTGCGAAGCGCGCTGACGCCCGCGAGCTGGTCGCCGGTCTCTCCGTGGCCGTCAACGCCTTGCCGGCCTCAGCGGCCTTCCCCGCCACCACGCTGGACGCCGTTGAGCGGGCGTGGGACGCCTATGACGCGTTCGAGGTCGAGGTGCAGTGGGCCAAGGCCAACCCCCGGCCCACGACGCCCTACGCCGATCTGATCCAGATGCAGGTCGCGTGGGACCTGCGCAACGAGTGGGGCCACTACGAAAATCAGGTCCGCGAGGTCGAGCGGCTGCGCGCGGCGCTGGAAAACGTCGAGAAGGTCACCTGCCCCGCGTGTCAGCATGACTTCGCGCTGCACGCTGATCACGCCGCGCGCCTTGGCGCAGAGCTGGAGTTGGCCGAGCAGGGTATGTCGGACATCAGGCCCTCGCAGCCGAAGCCGGACGAGCCGAAGCTGAAGTCGGCTGAGATCGACCGACTGGTCGCCGCGTGGGAGACCACCGACGACGCCCGTCATGCCGCGCTCTTCATGAACCCCGGCGCGACCAAGCCCGACATGACCCGCCGGGAGATCGACACCTACCGGCGGCAGCTGGAACAGGTCGCCGAGCGTGAACCACTGGCCGCGGAGCTGGCTGTCGCCCAGAAGAAGTTCGAGGCGATGGCCGACTACGAAGCGATGCTCGCGGAGCGTCGCCAGTACGAGACGATGTTGGCCTCCTACCAGACCCAGCTGGCCGCCTACGAGGGCTGGCAGGCTGAGGCGACCAAGAAGCAGGCCCGCAAGACCCAACTGGCCGGCGCACCGGCTGCCCGGGACAAGATGGAGGTCAGCCTACAGCAGGCCCGGGGCTATGAGCACGCCGAGCGGACCTACAGCACCACCCACGACGCCTACGTCAAGGGCGTCGCCGAGGTCGGCCGGCTGCAGGACGAGGCCGACGAGCACCGCAAGGTGCGCGAGGTCATGGCCGTCCTGCGCGGCCTGATCAAGCAGCACGTCGTGCCGTCGCTCAACGTCGTGGCCAGCCAGCTGCTCCGGCAGATGACGGGCGGTCAGCGGAACATCATCCACGTCGATGACGACTTCAACGTCAGGGTCGACGACCAGAGCCTCGACACCCTGTCTGGCTCCGGCAAGGCCTGCGCCAACCTCGCCCTGCGTATCGCGCTGGGGCAGGTGCTGACCAACCGGGTCTTCTCGATCATGCTGGCCGACGAGATCGACGCCAGCATGGATGAGTTCCGTTCCGAGCAGACTGCAGATGTCCTACGGATGTTGGAAGAAAGGGTCTCCCAAGTACTTCTCGTCTCCCATAAGCCAGTCGATGCGCCGCATCATGTCAGGCTCGGAGGATTTAGTGACGACTGCGACAACCCCGGATCAGGTTCGTGACCTGTACAACGAGTGCGGGGGTGACCTTGAACAGGTCGCCGCCCGCCTCGGGCTGCCCTACAGCGAGTTCGTCTCGAAGTTCGGTGCGGAGGTAGCCCCGGCTTCCACCCCACCGGCGCGACGCCGGCCGCCGCCGTCCGATCTGGGGCACCGTGAAGGTGCTCCCAATCCGAAGTACATCGTCGCCGTGCGCCATGCGGACAACCCCATGTGGCCCACGGAACATCAGTCTGCCATCGCGCTCGCCCGGGCCAACTATGAGGCCGGGACGCACGAGATGGTTCAGGGCCGGGATCGCGACTGGTTCATCCAGTATTCGATCCCCCGCCAGAAGCGTACCGGGGCGAGGAAGTTCTTCCACACCCACGGCTATTGAACATCAACCGGAGAAGGGCACTACTCCATGAAGACCACCGAAGAAGGCCGCGCTTGGTTTACCGGGCTTATCGGCCTCCCTGCTGCACTCTGCTGGATCGCCTATGGCGCTGGCTGGCTGCTGTACCCCCGCTTTCCCGAGCTGACCCCTGAAACCTGCGCGAAGGGCGTCGCTGCCGGCTACTACAGCCTCGCGATGTTGATCCTGTTCACGGGAGGGATGCGCTAATGCGGTTCCTGTATCGCCGGGGCAAGCCCGGCCAAGTCCTCGTCTGGGCCATGGAGCAGGACGGTGCCCGGCACCGGACCATCCATGGCGTCCAAGGCGGCAATCTCGTCACCTCTGAGTGGACCGACTGCGTCGGCAAGCAGAAGCGGACCGACGTCGAGCAGGCCGCCTTCGAGATCGACGCCGGCTACACCTACCAGCTGAAGCGCAAGTACTTCGAGACCGTCGCCGAGATCGACGTGCCTCGCTTCTTCGCGCCCATGCTGGCCGAGAAGTGGGCCGACACCACCTTCGAGAAGTGTGTCGAGCGGGTCGCCAACGAGCGGGTCAGCGCCCGGTCGCTGGTGGGTAAGGGCGTCTTCGTCGAGCCCAAGCTGGATGGCTTCTGCTGCATCGCTCAGGCCTCCGGCCTGACCAGCCGTGAGGGCCAGCCCATCGTGGCCGTACCGCACGTCATGTCGGCGCTGTCGCAGTTCTTCCGCGACTTCCCCGACGCGGTGCTGCACGGCGAGCTGTACAGCCACGACCTGAAGGAGGACTTCGAGGAGCTGTCGTCCATCCTCAAGAAGCAGAACATGACCCCCGAGCTGGCCGAGGCCGCCAAGGGGATGCAGTTCTGGGTCTACGACTACCCGTCGCCGGACGTGCGCAACCTGCCCTACAGCGAGCGTCGTGAGCTGCTGAACATCGACCTGCGCGAGTTCTGTGGCGACGTCATCAAGCTGAACGCCTACTTCCCGGTGGTCGGCGCGTGGGAGATCGACGTCTACCGTAACCGCTTCATCGCCGAGGGGTACGAGGGCGCGATGGTGAAGCTGGATCTGGCCTACCGGGTCGGCAAGCGGTCGTGGTCCAACCTGAAGTGCAAGGTCTTCGACTGCGCCGAGTTCGAGCTGGTCGGCGTCGAGCCGGGCAAGGGCAACTACAGCCGCTTCGCGAAGCGCGCGACGTTCAAGCTGGCCGACGGCCGGACCTTCGGCGCGGGCATCAAGGGCGGTCAGTCCAAGTTCAACGCTGACCTGCTGACCAACTGGCGCGAGACGCAGCACTCGGCCACCGTCCAGTACTTCGGTCTGACGGCCGACGGCATCCCCCGCATGGCCACGGTCAAGGCGTGGCTGGGGTTGGAAGGGCGGGTGCTCTGATGGCCCAGACCAACCACGTCGTCCGCTCGTGGTGTCACCTCTTCGAGGCGATGGCCTCCGGCGAGAAGACCCACGACCTTCGTCGCAACGACCGTCACTATCAGGTGGGTGACACCCTCGACCTGCAGGAATATGACATCCGCTTCGGCCGCCCGACCGGGCGCTCGTTGCGGATGCAGATCACCTACATCACGGGCCGCGACGAGGGACATCACCCCTGCGCCGTCTCCTCGGCAGTGCTCGACCCCGAGTACGTCATCCTCTCTGTGAGAAAGTTCCCTTGACCACCATTTCCGCCAAGGTCATCGCCGACAGCGTCGCCGAAGACACCCGCATCCGCCTGTTGACGTTCGAACTGCGCTACCCCCGCTTCGTCCACGCCGAGTTCATGACCCACCGGGTCTTCAGCCGGAACGCCTCGTCCAGCCGCGCCATCCCGGTCAAGCGCCTCATCGCCACCGTGCTGCACGACATGGCCGAGCCCGTCCACTGGGGCAAGAACCAACCGGGCATGCAGGCCCGTGAGGAGCTGTCCGGCTGGCGTCTGGTCGCCGCGCGCCTGCTGTGGCGATCCGCGGGTCGCGCTGCCGTGCTGTTCGCTCGCGGAATGGCGGCGCTCGGCGCGCACAAGCAAATCGTCAACCGTCTGATCGAGCCGTTCAGCCACATCACAGTCGTGGTCACCGCCACCGAGTGGGAGAACTTCTTCGCCCTGCGGCTCCACGAGGATGCCGACCCGACCATCCGCGAGCTGGCCTACGTCATGGACTGCGTCGCTCGAGCCTCCACCCCGCTGGTGCTGAAGCCGGGCCAGTGGCACCTGCCGTACGCGGCCGACGAGGGCCGCGCGGTCTCCGCCGCCCGTTGTGCGCGGACCAGCTACCTGACCCACGACGGCCAGCGGCCGACGGCGGCCGACGACCTCGCGCTCTTCCAGCGTCTGGTCGAAGCCAACCCGCCCCACCTGTCGCCTGTCGAGCATCAGGCCACCCCGTCCGGTGATCGGGAGTTCCACAAGAACTTCCGGGGCTGGATCCAGTTTCGCGAGGAGATCGAACATGACCGCTACAGCGCCTAAGTTCATCGGCATCGCCGGCCGCAAGCGGTCGGGTAAGGACACCGCAGCCATCATGCTCCCCCGGGAGTACCGGAAGCTGTCCTTCGCCAAGCCGATCAAGGCCATGCTGCGCACCCTGCTCTCCACCCGGGGGGCCGACCATGAGCTGATCGAGCGCATGATGGAGGGCGACCTCAAGGAGATCACGTCGCCCCTGTTCGGGGGCCACACCCCACGTCACGCGATGCAGACCCTCGGCACTGAATGGGGCCGCCAGTGCATCCACGGCAGCCTCTGGGTGGACACCGCCCTGACGGAGGCCTTGGCCACGGGGGAGTGCTACGTCATCCCCGACGTCCGGTTCCACAACGAGTGCAACGCCATCAAGGCCATCGGTGGTGTGGTCATCAGGGTCGAGCGCCCCGGTCGCCCCATCGGCGTGCTCGAAGACCATGCCTCGGAGCAAGAGATCGACGAGCTGGATGTCGACCACGTCCTCGTCAATGACGCCGACACCGCCCTCGGTTTCGAACAGGTGGCAGCAGCTTTCTTCCGCGAAAAGCTGAACATCCACTAGATACTCGCCTTTGCCCCCTAGCGGTGGGAGTTTCTCCCCCGCTAGGGTCCGCTCCCCACTCTGGAGAACCACCATGCCCGATCCATCGGCCGTCACCCTGTGCCCTGAGCGCGACAACCTGCTCACCGACTTCGGCAAGAAGACGATGCGAGATCGGTATCTGCTCCCGGGCGAGAGCTATCAGGATATGTTCGCCCGGGTCGCCGCAGCCTACGCCGATGACGACGCCCACGCGCAGCGCGTCTACGACTACATCTCGCAACTCTGGTTCATGCCGGCGACACCTGTGCTGTCCAACGGGGGCACCGACCGGGGCCTGCCCATCAGCTGCTTCCTGAACGCCGTCGGTGACAGCCTCGACGGCATCCAGCATATCTGGAACGAGAACATCGCTCTGGCCTCCAACGGCGGCGGGATCGGCACCTACTGGGGCGGTGTGCGCTCCATCGGCGAGAAGGTGAAAGGCCGCGGCGTGACGAGCGGCATCATCCCCTTCATCCGGGTCATGGACAGCCTGACGCTGGCGATCAGCCAAGGTAGCCTCCGGCGCGGCTCGGCCGCCGTCTATCTCGACGTCCACCACCCCGAGGTCGAGGAGTTCCTCGAAATCCGCAAGCCGACCGGGGACGCCAACCGCAAGGCTCCGAACATCCACCACGGCCTGAACGTCACCGACGCCTTCATGGAGGCCGTGCGCGACCGCCGGACCTTCGACCTGCTGTCGCCCAAGACCGGCGAGGTGATCAAGACGGTGGACGCCCGCAAGCTGTGGCAGAAGATCCTCGACACGCGGCTCCAGACCGGGGAGCCCTACCTGATCTTCATCGACCGGGTGAACGACGCGATGCCGATGCACCAGCGCCAATCGGGGCTGCAGGTGCGTCAGTCGAACCTCTGCACCGAGATCACGCTGCACTCGGGCAAGGACCACCTCGGCGTGGACCGGACCGCCGTCTGTTGCCTCGCCTCCGTCAACGCCGAGACCTTCCTCGACTGGCAGGATGAGCCCCTGTTCATCCCCGACATCATGCGCTTCCTCGACAACGTGCTCCAGAGCTTCATCGACAACGCCCCTCCGCCTATGGCCAGCGCGGTCTACTCGGCCATGCGAGAACGGTCAGTCGGCCTCGGCCTGATGGGCTTCCACTCGTTCCTGCAGAAGCAGGGACTGGCCTTCGAGGGACCGATGGCCAAGTCGTGGAACAAGCGTCTGTTCCGTCACCTACGCCGGCAGGCCGATCAGGCCAGCGTGGATCTGGCGGTCGAGCGCGGCCCCTGCCCAGATGCGGCGGATCATGGAGTGATGGAGCGGTTCAGCCACAAGCTGGCCATCGCGCCGACCGCCTCGATCTCGATCATCTGCGGCGGCACGTCGGCGGGGATCGAACCCATCCCCTCGAACATCTACTCGCATAAGACCCTCTCCGGTACCGTGGCGGTCATGAACCCCTACCTCGACCAGCTGCTGCAGGACGTGTGGGAGCAACGCTTCTCGGGCACCCCTCGCACACAATGGCTCGCCGAACAATGGGACAGCGTCCTTGAAGCCGACGGCTCCGTGCAGCATCTCGACTGTCTGAACGAAGACGAGAAGAAGGTGTTCCGCACCAGCTTTGAGTTGGATCAGAGGTGGATCGTCGAGCATGCGGTCGACCGCACCCCCGACATCTGTCAGGCGCAGTCGGTCAATCTCTTCATCCCCGGCAACGTCAACAAGTGGGACCTGCACATGCTGCACTGGACCGCTTGGGAGCGGGGCATGAAGTCCCTCTATTATCTGCGCTCGCGCTCTGTCGCTCGCGCCGCCCACGCCGGCTCCGACAAGGCCGCCTCCCCCTTCCCCATCGCGGCTCCGGCCCCGGTTCAATACGATGAGTGCCTCGCATGTCAGTAGACCGCCCCATCCCCACCTACACCTTCGATGACTTCGGTAACCTCAACGGCGTCATCGGCGAGAGCTCGCCCACTATGGTGCAGGTCAAGCAGGAGGCCATCCTCGCCATCCATGAGCTGATGCCGGTGGGGCTCCGTACGCCGGGGCCGTTCAAGCCGATGCGGTACCCATGGGCCTACGCTCTGTGGAAGCTCCATGAGGAGATCCACTGGCTGCCCAAGGAGGTGCCTATGGGCGAGGACGTCATGGATTGGGAGCGCAACCTGTCGCCGGGTGAGAAGAACCTCCTGACGCAGATCTTCCGGCTGTTCGTGAAGTCCGACGAGGAGGTCAACAACAACTACATGACGCGCCTCGGGGGCCTGTTCAAGCCGACCGAGATCTGCATGATGCTGTCCGGCTTCGCCGGCCGCGAGCCTGTCCACATCGACGCCTACAGCGTTGTGCTGGAGACCGTGGGCATGCCGGACAGCGACTACGCGGCCTTCGCCCAGTACGAGGCCATGCAGGCCAAGGTGGATCACTGGTCGACCTTCAAGGTCGACACCGACGCCAACATCCTGAAGACGCTGGCCATGTTCGGTGGCTTTGCCGAGGGGCTCCAGCTCTTCGCCTCGTTCGCCATGCTCATGAACTTCCCCCGGCACGGCAAGATGAAGGGGATGGGCCAGATCGTGTCGTGGTCGGTGCGTGACGAGAGCATCCACTGTCAGGGCGTGATCCAGCTGTTCCACGAGTTCGCCAACGAGACCGGCGCGCTCACGCCGGAGGTGCGCCAGAGCATCCTCGACACGCTGATGGTGGTGATCGCTCAGGAAGACGCCTTCATCGATCTGGCCTTCGAGCTGGGCGACGTGGAGGGCATGACCGCGGACGACGTGAAGCGATACATCCGCTTCATCGGCGGCTGGCGGATGCGCCAGCTGGGGCTGGCCGACCCGTTCGGGATCACCGAGCACCCGCTGCCGTGGCTGCAGGTCATGCTGTCGGGTCAGGAGCACGCCAACTTCTTCGAGGCATCGCCGACCGAGTATTCGAAGGGTGCTTCCGAGGGGACCTACGACGAGGTCTGGGATCGGTTTGACGCCCTGCCCCGGGTGGGGTAGTAAGGGCGACCCTACTACCGGCCTCCGAGAGGGTCGCTCTTCGGAGCGGCCCTTTTTCGTGTCTGGTGCCCAAACGCAAAAGCCCCCGTCCGAGGCGGCGGACGGGGGCTCCCACAGAACGACCGGAGAAGGGCAAACGCCAGCCGAAGCTGCAATATCGTTCGCTCAGAGTAGACCTACAAGATCAATGATTTCCAGTGGAAAGATCGAGGTCGGGGGTGAACGGCTCCGGTGTCGCTAGCTGCTCCAGAAGGGGGGTTCGCGTCGAGGTCGAAGGACGGAAGTGTCGAGCATCTGGGCACTCTCCTGTTACCTGATCGATGGCCGTCAGGGTCAGGCAGACCCTGCGAAGCTGCCGTCGGCAATCGCGTCCGGCACCGGTCCGCTCCGTTTCGTTGATCGCAGTGGTGACGTCGTCGGCACCGGCCGCCCACGGCCGGGGCTCACCATCACACGCGAATAGTTCAGCGGGGAGCTTCGTCCGCTCCACCGGGGGAGGGACCTGCACCCTCTGCGGCCAGATCGTCGAGCAGCTGGCGACGGCGAAGCTCGAAAGCAGGACTAGCAGCACACGCATTGGTCTTCTCCACAGCGGACAGGGCGGCGATACGATCCAACAGCGCGGTCTGCGCGGCCCGGTCATCGCTCGACCCTTGTACGATAACCGGAATGGCCCGGTCACGATATTCGATTTCCTTGATCGCCAGATCACCCTTCACTGCGTCGAAGGCCGTCACGATGACCGTGGGGCACTTCTCCAGCGTCTGGAAGCGGATGTCGGCGGCACAGGCCGCCCACGCCTCAGTCGCCTGCCAGTCGCGCAGCTGGTAGCCCCCGCCGAAGCCGGTGGCGAGCAGGAGGGCCGAGGCCAACAGGTAGATCCAGATCTTCACCGACGTGCGCTCCGCGTGATCTCGTAGATGCGCTTGGCGAACACCAGCCCGGTGCCGAGGGCCATGAGCCAGCCCGCCCCTTGGGTGAGCCAGCCCATCTCGATCTCGACGCCCATGTTACGCGCCTCACGCGCGGCCTCGACGACCAGCGGAGCGACGGTGACGAGACCGGTCAGCCACAGGGTGACCGACTTGCCGGCGTTCTTGTGCTCTTCGACCAGCGGGATGGGGCTGACGTCGGCCTCGGCCGGGGTGGCCACCGCGTGGGTGGTGACCGGGTAGACGCCGGCCCACATCTGGGCCTCGTCCTCGCGACGCCGCACGAGACCGTTCAGAACCTTGCCCTTGGACCGCGTCCACCGGCGGAACTGCGTCTGGATTTCGTGCTGAGGAGCGACGGCGTTGACCTTCTTCAGCAGGGTCGAGGAGGTGAGATTGCCCTCCCCACAGTTGAAGGCGAAGGAGACCAGAGCGTCGTACTGCCACTGCTGCAGGGGCACACGGACCAGCCGGCGCACGGCGGCCTCGAAGCGGGAGAGATCCCTCAGCAGGAGACGGTCGGCCTCGGTGAGGCTGATGATCTGCCCGATCTTCACGTCGGTGCCCGTGTGGCCGTAGCCGATGGTCAGGGTGCCCAGCACCTTGTCGCCAGCCTTCAGCGGGTGGTTCGGCCGGAAGTCGTCGTAGGCCCGCGCCATGAACTTCTCGTGGGCCTTCAGGAAGCCCAGAGCCTGTTCGCTGATCGACAGCCCCATTGAGGCCGTGTTGGTCTCGCGGGTCATCGGGGCCTTGCCCCAGAGCCGCCAGAGCGGCAGGCCGCCGCGGCGCTCGTCCATGCGGCTCGTCTGCAGGATCTTGTGGGGGCCGGCCATGTCGTCTCGCACGCGCCGCGGCGGGCCGAAGGTGTCGCCGACCGACCACCGCTCGCCGTTGTCCAGCTCGACGATGCCGATCATGTGGTCGATGGCCGCACCGGTCGAGCTGACGAGCGCACGGTAGAGCTGGGTGCGCGGCACGCCCCACCGGAACAGGATCTCCAGCGTGGTCATCGACCAGTCGTCACAATCGCCTCGGAAGCCGATGCCCTTCTCGACGTCGTCGGCGAAGGACTTCCAGTTGTCGTGCAGGGCGGGGTCCGCCACATAGACGGCATACTGCTTGACCAGTCGGTCAGCCTCGAGGATCAGGCGGTTGTTGACGTCGGGTTTCATCAGGTCGGCTCACAGAACGGGTCTTCCGGCTCCAGCGCGCATCGGGTGCTGTCCTGTTGATGAGCGTGTGGCACTGCCGCGCCGGGGCCGGAAGGGGGTTGCTCCGGCCCACAGGAGGCAAGCAGGAGAAGGGGGATGATGATGAAGTATTTCACAGGCCCAGATCCACGTTGAACAGTTTCGAGATGCCCGCAATGGTCAGGGCGGCGACGACGGGGCCACCGACCCAGCTCATGACCCCAATGAGGACGTCGTTGCGACCTTGGGTGCGGGCCAACTGGACCGCGTGATCTGCTTGCCGTCCGTCGATGTCGTCGAGACGGCTCTTCAGGGTCTCGGCCACGCTCTCGACGCTGTTAACGCGGTGGCCGACGCTGGCGACCCCGTCGAGCTTCGTGTGCAGGATCTGCGCGTCCTCGCGCTGCCGCTGGTCCATCTGGTCCAGACGCTGAACCACGGGCAGGATGAGCCTGTCGATAAGGGGCAGGATCACGTTCTGCATCTCATTGGGGTCTGCCACGCTCACTACTCCCCCCGCGGCGCTGCGAGCGAAGGGTCCATATCGCCGAAGAGCAGCTGGTACCGCGAGCGGATGTGGTCGATGAGGACCGTACTCCCGCTCTTCTGGTCATGGTCCGCGATGGCGGCCAATTTCAAACGGTCGTCGGGCTTTCCCCGCGCAATGATGCCAGCTGATTTCGCCATGGCAGTGGGATCGCATAGATCAGCTCGGAGTTCCCGTGGAAGATGCCCATAACATCCAGTGGATACTCAAATAAAAAGCCCGCCGTCAGTGACGGCGGGCTCTTCCTTTTGGCCTGAGACCTTATGCCTCGGGTTCGGGCGGCGGGGCCGGCGCAGGGTCGACCACGACCGGGGCGACCGTGGAGAAGGCAGCGTCGACAGCGGGGGCCGGGGGCTCGTCGCCGGATGGGGCCAACTTGTGGGCCGCCCACGCCACGATGGCCCACGCCCGGTCGCGGCTCTCGATCCCACCATATTGGCCGGTGCCCACGGCGGTGGCCACGATGCCAAGCAGTTGGAGCGTGGCCTCCCGGCCGGGTGCGGTGGAGAAGGGCTTCTCGGTGGCGATCACATAGAGCGCCTCCATGCCGCCCAGCAGCGCCGGCACCGGCGAGATCTCGCGCAGCTTCTCGCGCAGCTTCTCCTTCACCTCAGCAAAGATCTTGCTGCCGTGGTCTTCCATGAACTCTCGCATCGCGTTGACGGCGGCGACGGGTCCGTTATCTGCAAACATGGTCTGGTCCTCAAGGGTGGTGGGTGTGGGGGAAGTGGGGCGATTAGTAGTCTAGTGTCAAGTGGTTTCGGTGATCGAGGCGGTGACGAGCAGAGTGACGGTCTTGCCGGTGCCGGCGTCGGTCGCAGCACAGGCGAAGGTGGCCGACTTGGTCTCCCCAACCCCGACCGACCCGGTGAAAGCGGTGGCCGCGCCTGTCGATGAGGTGGCGCTGATCCCAGTGTCTCCGCTGATCCGGTACCAGCTGTAAGACACCGACCCACCCGCGCCCGTAGGCGTCACGGTGACGGTCGAGGTCGTGACAGACCCGGCCCCGGAGCGCGAGCCCGAGCGGTTGGTGTGGCTGGCCGTAGCCCCGAAGCCCCCCGCGGCGCTCGTCACCGCCGTCAGCAGGTTGCTATTGGTGCTGTCGTAGAACTGGCGGCCATCCGTCAGGCCGGCCGCCTTGGCCGCAGCGACGCCAGCGTGGGTCGGAAACGTCTGCGTCGCCAGTAGGGTCTGGCCCGCGTAAGACGAAGCGACGCCTTGGTCCGTGCGGAAGTTGGCGCGGGTGGCGAGAGTGGCCTTGGCCTCGGTCTCCCAGCAGTTCTCACCGAAGACCGCGTCCTGCCCGATGGAGCCTGCGCCAATCGTGTAGCTGTCTGCGCCGCGAGCGGCGTTGGTCAGGGTGACGGTCCAGCCGTCGTCCCAGTCGGCGACCGTGCCGGGCGTGTGGCCGACGCGGACGTTCTTCACCGAGACCTTCGAGTAGGGCCACGTCGTGCTGTTGACGAGGCCAATGTCCACGGCGGGGCGGCCCGTCGCCGGGTCCTTGTGCATGTAGACGTTCTGGAAGCCAAAGCGATCTCCGGTCGCCTTGACGGAACTGTTGATCCAGCCGTGCGAGCCGCCGCCGTAATCGTAGGTGTAGCCGTAGATTTGGTACACCACAGCACCTCCGCCGCCGTACCGCTGGACCTCCACCTCAAAGGAGATCATGGCGTAGTTCCACGTCACGGGCAGGACGATGCGCCACGCACCCATGTCGGCGCTGCCGGAGTTCTCGTTCGTGCCTCCGACCGGAAGGGCAATGTGCGTGACGTTGCCCTGCTTGCGGTCGTTGAAGACCTGAACGTCTGGAGCGGTCGCGGCAGCGGTCTGGCCGGAGATTGAGGAAGCGGTGCCAAGGCTGGTGATCAGGCCGGTGCGGCCCACAAGCGCCCCGCCCGTATCGTCATAGGTGTTGTGGCCGATACGGGCGACTTGGTTGGCCGGTCCCACCTGAATGTCGGCAAGCTGGTTTCCGAAGTACACCTGCGATGCTGCGAAGCCGAGGGTCTGGCCAGCGGCGGCGGCGTAGGTGTAGCGCACAACGCCGTTCTGGAGCCACTGAACCCGGACGCCGTCGTAGACGACCGACCAGACGTCCGTGAGCGCCCATGCTCCGGCAGCGGCCAACGTGGCGAGTTCCCCGATGCCCCCGGCGTAGGCCCGCATAGCTTGAGACCCCGGAAGCCCGGTCGTGTAGCACGAGTAGTTGATCGTATTGTAGTCGCCGCCAAAGCCGGGGGCAGCCAGACCCGCCATGAAGTAGGGCTGGACGCTCTCGCCTACACGGAACGAGCAGTAAGCTGCGCCAACATACTTGTCGCGCGACGACACGCCGCCGCCCCAAGAGCCGTGCGAACCACCAACCTTGGTCGCGGTGCTACCCGATACGACAGTCTCCGAGTTGTACGGGACCAGCGCCGCGACCGCTGCGGTGTTCTCGGTCCACGCGCCGTACTGGATATCAACGATGGCGGCGGGGAAGGTCGAGGCCGCTGAGTTGTAGAAGTCGATGATCTTCGGCCACAAGGTCTGGCCCGCCGGGGCGGGGGACGAGCAGTACCTGACGCCGTCAATGTCCACGAACACCGTCGAGCCGTCGTAGCCCAGCGTCATGCGGGAGGCGAGCGTCAAGACCGGGATCGTAGCGGACGCGAGGGTCGTGTCACCGCTGTAAAGGGCGAGGCTACCCGGCGAACCCCCGGCGGTGACGTACCGGCACCAGTATTTCTGAGTGCTCGTGTTGAACGTCGTGGCGTCGTCATCAAGGGCAAGCTGCGTGTACCAGCCGCCTCCGGCGGCCACCGACAAGAGGCTGCTGCGGATATAGGCCGACCCACGCTGCGCCGATCCGACAGCCCCACCTTCGAGAGCCCCGTGTGTTCCCGACTTGCTGACGCTGTTGCCGACCACCGTCGAGAAAGAGCCGAGGGGGGTCAGGATGCCGCTCGTGCCCGCATTGGGGCTGGGGCGCGTGGCTCCGGTCACACCCGCGAAGTCGGAGTTCGTGGCAAGCACGGATTGGCCCGTGATTGAAGCAGCGGTGCCGAGGCCGGTTACAAGGGCCGCCTCGGTGGCGAGGCTGCCGTCCGCCCTCCGCAGACTTCCGCCCACGGTGGTCACTTCAACGATACGGAGGCCTTGGATTTCTACTGCGCCGGACGCGCCGTTGTAGTTCGGCAGAGCGCCCACCGCCATGGTGACGGCGTTGGCCGGAATGGTCTTGCCGGTGCCCGCGCCGAAGACGCGGCTGTAATAGGTCCACGTCGCCGGGATGGTCGTGCCCTGCGGCCAGTAGAGCCAGTACGATCCATCGCCATTGATCTCCGAGCCCGCGCCGTCACGAAGGCTGGCCAGCCCGTAGGCGGTGTTGGTTGTACCGGTGCGGCGCATCCAGCACTCGATCATGTAGGTCTTGGCCGCGTCCACCGGCACACGACGAGCCCCAATCAGGGTTCCCCCCGTGAGGCGCATCGCGGTGGTGGCAACCTCACCGTCCGTGATCGAGACGAAGCTGCCCACCGCTCCAGCCCACGCACTGGGGTCAGCGCCGGACGGGTCTTCGGTGAGGCTGTCCCCCTGCGTGACCGGGGCGCGGTTCGTCAGGTTGGTCGTCCAGTCCGCACCCACCGTGGCGTTGTTGGCGGGGCGGGTTGCGCCCGTGACCGAGGCGAAGTCAGATGAAGTCGCGGTAGCGGCCTGTCCGCTGATCGAGGCGGCGACACCTTGGTCCGTACGGAAGTTGGCGCGCGTAGCCACGGCCCCGCCAGCTTGCTCCAACAGACCCTCGCCGAAGACCTGATCCCCGCTGCGGGGGACATCCACGATGCGGACCCAGTAAGGGGTCGTCATGTTGACGTAGGTGCCGGAGATGGCGGTGTTGTTCAGACTGATCGACCAGCCGGTTGCCCAGTCGTTGACCTGCGACGCGTAGCCGACCTGCACGTTGCGGATGGTGACATTCGGGTACTGCCAGAGATCACCAACCGAGCCGATCCAGATGGTCGCCTTGCCTGCGGCGTTGAAGCCAAACTTGACCGGGCGGGAGAAGGCGCGGGGACCGTTGAACGTCGCGGTGACGTTCGCCCACCAGCCGTTACTCCCCGTGTTGTAGTGGTGACCGGCGACGGTGTATGTGCTGGTGCGACCGGTAGAGTAATCGTGAACCACCACGTCGAACGTGATCATCGGCGAGACCGCGTTCCAAGCGAACGGGAAGACGATCTCAAGCTGGCCGACTTGGTTCGAGGTCGGAATGTTGAGTTGCCCCCCGTCCGGCTGCTGGATCAGCTTGACGCCGCCCTCATAGCGGTCGTTCAGGACGCGGTTGGACACCGCCGTCGCGCCCGGACCTTGGCCAGTGATGGCCGAGGCCGTCCGGGTCTCAGTGACGTTGGCGTTGGCCTCCTGCGGGCGCAGGACCTCCATCGTGACGCCGCCGCCCCCAATGTAGTTCACCTTGTCGGCGGTCCGACCGGTCAGAGCGTCCAAAGGGCGGGTCGTGATGTTCGACAGGCTGTTGAACGCCCCGGTCGTGTTGTCGAGGTTCTGCGAGCGGTTGCCGACAATCGTGGGGGTCAGACCCCCCGGGATGGTGGCCGTAGCCCACGCGGTCTGACCCGCGATGGTCGCGGCGACACCAAGGCTGGTGACGGCGACCGCGTCGGTCAGGACCGCGCCCGTCTCCCGGTAGACCAGATCCCCCAGCCTGCTGGCGCGGCGAATGATCGGCTCGGCGAAGTAGCCGTAGCCGGTGTTGTAAGCCTCGAACCAGAAGCCCATGCGGACGGCGTTCGACGGCGGGGTGATCAGCGCGGTGACCCGCGTGGGGCTGGTCGTGGTGTTGCTACCGATGATCGGAGTGCTGCTGATCAGGGCTCCCGCTCGGTCGTAGAAGGTCGCGTACGCCGTGGCAGCTGCAGCGGGGACGGAGGAGAATACGACGGCACTGACGTAGTACACCCTACCCGGCTCAACGGGGGTCGAGCCCTCGTAGTTGCTCCGAACGGCCCGAGTGGAGCCTGCTGTGGTGATCAGGACGTAGTTCGTGGACGCGACGTCGAGAGACAGGCCCGACGAGGGGTTGAAAACGAAACTCCCCGGCGTGGTGATCCACAGAGAAGCGTCCCCCGACATATCGCTGTCGCGGAACATGTTGGACGTGTCGCGGATGCTCTGCCTGCTGGGGGTGACCGCCCCGGCGTCGATATGCGTTGCTGCAACCGTGCCCCGCGTGGCCAGTACGCCTTGACCGGTGATGGCCGCCGCGGTCCGGCTCTCGGTGACGTTGGCACCAAACTCACCGGGGCGGAGCGAACTGACGGACGCGCCACCGGTGCCGGGGTACAGCATCCGTCCCGCGTTGAGGTAGTTCCCATCCACATCGCCACCTTGCAGGCGGTTGGCAATGACGCCTGAAAGCTGACCGTCGCCGGAGATCGTGTTGGCCGTCGCCAGACCGCCCTGCCCGGTGAACGAGGCCGCAACCCCTTGAACCGTGATCAGATCGGCGTCGCCTCTACGAGCACCGCTGCTGTCGCGCAGACCGGTATTGATGAACGTCGCGGCTGGACCGGACGTGTCGATCTGGTCGTACCGGGCAAGATACCAGTCGAAGGAGGTGTTCGCTCCGTTGTGGACCGCGAGGTGGCCCACGCTGGAGGGCGACCCTCCCGGCGCACCAGTGAAGACCTCGAAGACGTAAAGCTGCCAGCTTCCCGTGCCCTCCATGCTGGTGAGCGGGGTGACCGTGCTCCCCACCCCCATGGAGTTGCCGTGCCACGTCAAGGTGCGGCCAACAGGGATCAGCGCCATCACCTTGTATAGGATGCGGGAGTTGAGCGTGTACTGGCCGGGGCGGGCTGCCCCGGTCGTGTACGTCAGACCCTGATAGACGCCCCCGAAGCCGGGCGACGGGTTGCTGTTCGGCGTCCCGGTGCCGTCGTAGCTGACCTTGAGGACGTACCGGCTATTGTTCGGGGCGTTGCTCTCGTACTCGACCGCAATCGTAACCTTCGCCCCACCTGCGTTGTTGTAAACGCTGTAGTTGGCCGCACTTCCGTCAGCAAACTCCGGGTTCAGGGCGAGGTTCGTGCCCGCGATGCCGCCCATCATTTCGAGAGGCCTGACGCGGGCGTTCAACCCCGATTGCAGGTAGCCGTCGGCGAAGATGGCGGTGTTCAGAGCGTTGACGGAGCGGCCCGTGTAGGTCGCCCAATCAGTCTGGCCGGTGATGGCCGAGGCCGTGCGGGTCTCGGTGACGTTGGCTCCAGCCTCGCCGGGGCGAAGGCTCTCGACCGTTGCGCCTCCGGTGACGTAGGTCAGCTGATCGGCCGTCCGGCCGGTCAGGAGGGACAGACTGCGAGTGTTGATGTTCGACAGGCTGGTCAGGTTGCCGGAGGCGTCCAGATTGCCAACACGGCCTTGGACGGTCGCCGGCGTGAGGGTGCCATAGGTTGCCCAGCCGGTCTGGCCGGTGATGGCCGAGGCCGTGCGGGTCTCGGTGATGTTTGCACCGCGCTCCAGCACGGCACGGTCGGCCCCGTGCGTGACGTCGAAGCTGACCCCGGAGGCGTTCACCGCGGCCACGCCGTTGGTCACGAGGCCACCGGCCGCGCTGACCAGTGTGTAGGTCCCGTTCGTCATCACCCCGGTGACGCGGTTCGCGCCGCTGGCGTCGGTCAGCGGGATGGTGCCGATCAGTGTGGCCCCGACCGTGGGGTTGCTGACGTAGTTGACGGCCCAGACCCCTTCGGTTCCGGGCAGAGGCTCCACGCTGATCATCATGTCGAAGGCGCTGTTGGCCCCGATGTAGACGTCCAGATAGCTTTCGCCGGTTCCCCTCGACAGACGGGCCTGAGTGATCGGGCAGCCCGTGCCGTTGGAGACAATGCTGATGGTCCCATTAACGTCCCAGTCGCGGGAAACGTCCAGCACCAGAGCCGAGGGGGTCGCCCCACCGCCGTTGAAGCCCAGCGTAACCCGCATCGCACCCCGGCCAACGGAGGAGACCACGCGGGCCACCCGGTGCCAGCGGGCGCTACCTGCCGCAACGGCCACAGACGATTGGGTGCGGGGGGACAGGAATGTCGCGACAGGTGTGGCGACCTGCGACGGAGTGTAGCTGCCGTAGGTCGCCCATGAGGTCTGACCCGTCACCGAAGCGGCCACACGGCCTTCGGTGACGTTGGCTCCAGCCTCGCCCGGGCGAAGGCTTTCGACCGTGGCTCCACCCGATACATAGGTCAGCTGATCGGCCGTCCGACCGGTCAGGAGGGACAGACTGCGAGTGTTGATGTTCGACAGGCTGGTCAGGTTGCCAGAGGCGTCCAGATTGCCAACACGGCCTTGGACGGTCGCCGGCGTGAGGGTGCCATAGGTTGCCCAACCGGTCTGGCCCGAGACGGAGGCCGCGACGCCCTGACTGGTGACCAGCACGGGGTCGGTGGACAGCACGTCCCCACCCGCGACGGTGACGTAGGTGGGTGTGGCGGTGCCAAAGTAGTTGAGTGCCCCGACGTTACCGGTCCGGTCCACCGGCTTGCCCCAGTAGTAGTAGGGGACCCCCGCCGTGACGTTCGTGTCGGCGAAGATCGACCCAGTGACATTGGGTCGGTACAGGTCGGCCTCACCCGTGCCCGCGGGGCTGGTGCCCGTAGTGTTGCGGTAGAGCTTCAGGTGCGAGTAGTCGGCGTCAGCGTAGGGCGTCCACGCCAACACGATCCGGCGGGCGAGGGCAGTGATGGTGATGCTGGTCGGGTTGCTCGGCGCGGTCACGTCGCCACCGGCGGCCACGGAGGCCGAGGTGGTGGACCATGCGGCCGAGCGAAGCCCAGTACGCCCCACAGCCTTGACCTTGACGGTATAGGTCCGGCCCGGCTGCACCCGCAGGTTCTTGATGGAGGCGACCGGAGACCACTCGGTCCACGGGGTCACCCCATCGTTGATCTCGATGTCGTAGCCAGTGGCGGCCGAAACAGCCGTCCAGCCTGCCGTCAGGTTCGTGACCTGCGTCCCATCGGGGTTGATGGTCGAGGCGAACGAGAGGGTGGGCGTGCCGCTGACGGTTGCGGGGGCGGTGGCCGGCAGGTCCACGTCCGCGATGCCGCCGCGCGTGACGCTGCTCTCCGCCGACCAGAACAGGTCCGAGCTGGAGAACTTGTCGTAGTAGGCCGCCTTGATGTAGCGCAGATCCCCATCCGCGAGGGGCACGAAGAAGCTGCCCTGATTGGCGTCCTGAGCCACGGCGGTGACGCCGCTGACCGTGGAGACGCTGAGCTTCGCACCGACCACGTCGCGCTCGGTGGAAGGCGACAGGACGACGTTGACGCCGCCCATGGTCGCCGTGACCGTGATGGTCGGGGCGAACGGCGCGGGGTTGTTGATCGACAGCTCGACCGGAGGGGAGAGATTGTCGTCCTGATCCACGGCGTAGAGCGTGAACGTCAGGTCGCGGGTCGCGGTGCCGAGCCCGTCGTCCCGGTTCATCAGGAAGTCGTAGCGGTACTCCAGCTCCGTCGCGAGCTCGACGATCCGCAGCTGGGCATCCGACGAGGTGTCGCTGATGACCAGCCGGTAGTTCTTGAAGTTGGGCGAGGCCGGCGGGGCGTCCCACATCACCTTCGGGCTGAGGTCTTCGAACACGGTGGGCAGCAGCCCACCCACGAGGGTCAGGTTCGTGGGCGGCGCGACCGGGCGGGCGTCGCCCGTCACGTTGTAGGTCAGCGTCAGGGGCAGGCTCTCGCGGCCCCGGATGTCGATGGCCACGATGGCGAAGGTATGGGTGCCGCTCTCGGCTCCCTCGATCTCGATGGAGGTCGTCGTCGCGTCGATGGCCTTCTGCGGCACGCCGTCCACCGCGTGGTAGACCTTGTAGCGGCGGACCCAGCGCGAGGGTGACTTGTCCCAACGCACCTCGATGGCCCGGGTTGCCCCCGTGCCCCGGGCGCGCGTCGTGACCACCAGCGTGGGGTTTACCGGTGGGAGCACGATCTTCGAGCTAAAGTCGGAGTAAATGAGGTCGCCCTCACCCTCCCCGGTGTCGATGTAGGCCCACTTGTTCCGGTTCAACTCGAGACAGGTGATGCGGATCTGGTCACCGGTCCCGCTGTCGTCGCCGATGTTCGTGACACGATAGGGCTTCGGGAAGCCAGCCACATCCGGCGCTTCCAGAATGAAGGTGGCGTATTCCGGCAGGGCCGGCAGGTCCGACGCGAACGTCAGCGTGGTCTGATCCGCGCCGGCCGAGTTCGTGATCTGGCGGCGCTCCAGCTTGAACGGCTCCGACGATGTCGCCGGGTAGTCCGGGTTCACGATGTCGAACGACGCCCAGTAGGTGATGCCCGGCTCGAAGGCGAGCGGGTCGCGCAGGCTGACCGACCGCGCACCGGTCACGGCCCGGATACGGCCGGTGATGCCCCGACCCATCTCTGGGTCACCAAGGAGGATGACGCTCCACTCAGCGAGGAACCGGCCCTTGCGGTTCGTCGTGAAGGTGGCGATCTCCTTCTCCGTCAGACCGCCGATCAGCCGGCGGCGGGCACGGGCGAGGGCCTCGTCCACATCGGTACAGCCGACGGCGATGAAGTTCTCGGGGATACGACCATAGAGGGCGATGTCCGCGTCATCACGGACGATGCGCTTGTCCCGCTGCCAGTTCAGCGTCGGGTTGACGAACTCGACAGTGACCTCGTTCGCCCGGGTCAGTCGGTCGCTATAGCTGTAGGAGAAGCCATCCTCGCCGATGTTCTCGGGCGTGAAGATGGCGATGGCCGGGTCGTCCTTGTCGATCACGACCTCGACGACCCCATTGCCGTCGTCGACATAGCGAGCGCCGGCCGAGCC